CTGGAAAGATACAAATGCTGCGGTATTACAGAAGCCAAGAGAAGCAGAACAACAACGTATAAATGCTAAGGCTAGTCATGCAGTTACATTAGTTAGATATAAAAAAAGACCAGGTTGTAAACATGGTGATAATTGGCGTGTTGTTATGACTATTGAACAGTATGCAAGATTAATAAAATGAAAGTATTGGTTGCCTGTGAATATAGTGGTAAAACAAGAGATAGTTTTATTAGAAATGGACATGATGCTATAAGTTGTGATTTCTTACCTACAGAAAGACCAGGTAAACATTATCAAGGTGATGTAAGAGATATTATTAATGATGGTTTTGATCTAATGGTTGCACATCCCAGTTGTCAACACCTTGCTTGTAGTGGTGCAAAACACTTTTATCGCAAGCAGAAAGAACAGAAAGAAGCATTGGATTTTGTACGTTTACTTATGAACTGCAACATACCTAGATGGTGTATAGAAAATCCAATAAGTGTTATCAGTTCTGCAATAAGGCCACCAGATCAGATAATACAGCCTTATGAATATGGAGATCCATTTCAGAAATCTACCTGTTTATGGTTAAAGAATTTACCATTACTTAGACCTACAAAGATAGTTGACAAGGGTGAGTTCTATATAAGTCCTAGTGGTAAAAAATTACCAGCCTGGTATGCAAAAGATAATAATGCAAAAAATAGAAGTATGACATTTGATGGTATTGCAAATGCATTTGGAGATCAATGGGGTAATGAAAACAGGCTACCTGTGCCTGTAGAACAACTAAGTTTATTCTAATTACTTGACAGGGGTATACCCTTGCTGTACATTTAATGTTGTAAACACAACCGAGAGGTTTTCCAAATGAACTACAACACAAATGTTCACTGTCTCACTTTTCCATCAACAAAAAGATTAAGAAATTTAGCTAAAGAAACTCTTAAAGCTGATAAATTTAAAACTGCTTATGAAGATAAGTACACTAACAAAAAATCTTTTTGGCTAGTTAAAGATGAAGGTATATATGTAATGAGTTGCTATAAAGGTCATAAAAACATAGTAGCTTTTGCTAGAGGATACAACCCTAATACTTTAGATAGAAATGAAGTATGGGATAAAGCAAATGATGTAAGTAGAGATGACTTTGCTGAAAATATACCTTTAAATGAAACTATGCTAGAAGATTTAATTAAAGGATTAAACTTACACATTCATATGAATGATGAAGAAATTAAAACAATGGTATGGGGATAAACAATGCAAAACTTTCTAATGATGTTAGCAGCGTCAGGGTTGTTTTATACAGCCCTCTCATCAACTCTATATGACATGACAGTTACAGATTGTAATGCAGGTATAGAACTAGCATGTAAGGAGGTAAACAAATGAATTTTAAAAACAGACTTGTAAAAGAAAAAAAACCTAAAAAAACATATACATGGGCATCAACTGCCAAGACAGCAGTAATACTAAAAGTTTCAGCAGCAAAACTTTATGAATATAGAAAAAAACCTAAACGCAACCAATTAATCGAAGGTATACATTACAAACGTGATGAGTATAGACTTTGTGATAGAGGGTCACCAATATTATACAATTTAGAAAAAACCTGTAAAAGGATACATTTTATAGATTTAGAAATTTTTACAGACCCTAATGGTATAACTATTTATAAATTTTTTGATCATTTTGATACACGTCATAAAGAGATACAAAAATATTATCCTACTGATGAGAATGGTTATGTAGACATAACAAATTCTAAAGACTTTACAAAAGAGGGGGTATATATAGGATCTTAAAATAGTCGGGAATCCTGATAGTTAGGTTTGTGAGATACTCTAACTTGAAAGTTATAAAACACCTATTGCAATTCATAGGAAAGACAGGGCAAGTGTTGGACTTGATCTATCTCCTGACTAATTAATTTAATTTAGGAAACAACTGCTGTTCTAACATATCTACTGCCCTATCATCTAAGGTATTTGTAGTCTGCTTTGAAATTGACCGTAAAAGATCCACAATTAACCTTTTTGCACTTGTTGTAGAAAGAAAACGTAAGATTATAGCCTTTAAAATTTTGTACATAGTTTGTTTGACTTTACAAATATATTGTAGACGTTAAATTTAGTATGGTCTACACCACCTAGGATCCCAAACAAAGCATAGGTGGTTTTTTTATTATGGAAGAACAAGATGAAAAAGAAGGGAATCGTGTCGAAACGATTGTTAAAATTGCTGTTCTTGTATGGTCTGCTGCAATGCTAACTCTTTCTTATTACGAACCACCAAATGGTAAAAAAATTGTAGATTTCGATCCAACTTTCATAGCCTCCATTTTTTCTGGATCGTTGGCAAGTTTCGGCCTCCAAGTAGGCAAAAAGAAAAATGGCAATGCTCCCAAAATTGTGGATAATAGTAAAAACAAGGTAGGCATTAAATGAAAAAATTATTTCCATTTATTTTTTTGGTTACAAGTCCGTGTTACGCAGAAATTACCCATAGCTTACAGAATATAGTATCTGTAAGTACTCTTGGCGCACAATCTACAGCCACTAGAATTGGATCTACATTTTCATCACAAGGAACTAATGTTACTCCAACTGCTAATGATACTGCAAATTTAATAGGTACGCTTGATTTGTCTGATGATGGCATATCTAATGGTGTTCCTACTATTGACTACGACACAAGCTACTCAGTAACAGATGCTGGTGATGCTTACTCTGTACAAGAAGTATATTTACAAGCAGATTCTATACCTACAAGTTTTTTAGGAACAACTGTTACTAATGGTGTAGTACCATCGCTTCCTATTTTTGGAGATACGACAACTGTAAGTGGTGGCGATATAGGATCTACAGCAATGACAATGGATTCTGGTGGTGCGATGACAGTTACATTAACAGATGCTGGTGCAGGTGTTACAGCACAAATGTCCAATACAATTAAATTAGAAATTGATTAATGAAATGGTTAGTATTTTTATTGTTTGCAATACCTAGTGCAAATGCTGGAAGTATTACACCTTCATTTTCTACAGGTCAAATTGAGTCAAATAGCTCTAGTAAATCTATTATTGTGGAGACGATTGTTACTGAAAATTACCGGACAGGTTATTCATACAGTATGCAGGGGTCTAATGTACAACCTACAAGCGGAACTATCATATCTCCTGATGCAACCTATACAAACACCCAAACAGTTAATGGAGTTTCGTTTAAATGGGTAACTCCAGAGTTAAATACCAAGCCTCAATGGGAGGTACGAGATCCAACGCAGGCATTTTCCATAACAGAAAATTTTCTTGCTCCTGGTCTAGATGCAACCAGCACGATCCAACGCACTATAAATACAGAAAGTCAAAGTTCAAGTTTAAGTATATTCTCCCAGTAATTTTACTGGCATTATCGCCCAAAACCATTGCAAATACTGTAAGCTCGCCGAGTGCATCAAGTTCTGGAACGGTTATAAATCAAGGTATAAATAATGTGTCGGGATCATTTCCAACTCATAGGTTTTCAAATGGCATTCAATGCCAACTACCAACACTATCTATAAATCCTTTTATAACTAAGGGAGAAAATTATAGCCATCCAAGAATTACAACAACAAGAACTAACATATATGATTTATCAGAAGATGATAATGGGAATCTTATAAATCCTGGCAAAATTTTATATCAAGCTGAACAACCTAGAATAGATCAGACTACAAATAATTTTTCATACGGTGTGACTTTACAAATACAAGTACCACTAGGAAAACAATTTAATGATATGTGTTTAAGAGCAGCCGAAACAAATATCAAAGGACAGGAGTTTGCATTAACAAAAGCAAAGTTAGAAGCAAATTTGGCAAGATTAAAAATTTGCTCTGAGCAACTTAAGTTGGGCGTAAAGTATATCGGTGATGATGCAGTTACCTGTAAAAACGTAGTCTTAACAACTGTACCTAATCAGGTTTTACCTCATCAACATTCTTTGACTTTTGAAAACCAGTAAAAACTTTTTTAAAAATTATCTTACTTAAACTTTTTAATAGGCCCAAAATAATTGGACTACTCGCAGCCAGCAAAGAAATAGTAACGACATTAAGAGCAGCACTAGGCGTAGGTAGTACCGATTCAATAAAAGTGACTTCTTCAAGAATTGGATAGCAATCTACCCCATTATTAGCACGTTTATAACCAATAATCCTTTGTGTTCTTAAATCTGATGTAAACGAGCCTACAGGCAATACTCGTGATAAATCTGGACATGGTGGAGGTTCTATTGTTTTATTTTTAGATTTTGGTTTAGGCTTTGGTATTGATGTTTGTTGTGGTTTTACACTTTCTATTACAGGTGCTTCTTCTGTAAAAATAATTTTATTAGCGTCATATTTTATTGGATCAAAAGATGGTATTTGACCTTCTGGGCAACTATAAAACGTACCGTTTCTGTCGGTCCATAACAACGATGGGTTGCGTGTTGTTTCTAAATCTCTATGTGTTAAATTGCAACCAGGTATTTTTCCTGATAATTTATGTTTTATAAAGTATGGTGATTTTGGTATGTCAATAATTGGTAAAGATATCTCTGGTATTTTTATTTCACTCATCTTTATCTACATCACCAATAGAGATTGACCATCCATCTTCTCCAAAATTACCTTTTTCTACTATCTTTGGTTTCTTTACTTTTTTATCTAACTCTTCGTGATATTTTTTTATGTCATTATCAAGTTCTAAATTAAATTTTTGCATCCGCAACCAATGGACTAACTTATCAACATAATATTTTACTAACTTTTTTATAAAACCAAAAATCATTTAATAATTGGCATAGATGGACCAGTTACTTTTGGTAATCCCTGATCTAATACTTTAGGCATCATACCCTG